TGTTAGAATATAGTATAATGATAATATGAATTACGGAGCGGTCTTCTAATTGGTTAGGAACCCAGACTTTCAATCTGTGCAATGCGAGTTCGAATCTCGTCCGCTCTACCAATTGTATAAATAGTAACGAGTATGGAGGATACCGTCCATGGTGGACAAACAGTCTTGAAAACTGCGGCACCGAAAGGTTGATGGTTCGATTCCTTTATCCTCCGCCAGTGTTGGTGTAGCTTAGCCTGGACTAAAGCAACGGTCTCCAAAACCGTGATCGTGGGTTCGAATCCTACCACCTTCGCCAACTTCATTGACTCGTCCGAGGAGTTGGATACCTCGGGCTACCATATTACACGGGTGCGCTGTGTGATATGGATATAGGTGGCGGCAACCTAAACGTCCGTCTTAGCGCATCGTCTTATCCAGCAAATCTGCCACAACGTAATAGTGGCTGGGAGATGGTAGTAACTCCCTTAGAGATTTATCTCCACGTATCCACCTTCGCTACGAACGAAGAGTAAGGTAACTGGATGCAAATGCAGGTTCGAATCCTGTCGTGGAGTCCATTATGTTTATGGGGGTTGCAGATAGAAGGCACGAAAAGGACTGAAACTGTCCGACCCTCGCCAAGACGCTGGATTACTAATCGATGGTTTCTAGATCTATCGAGGTGCGTACCAGTAGTGGAAGCCCGTCACCACTATAAGAAATCGTGGCAGCTATTCGCTGGTAGGTCGGCAAGATGTCGAGGCGCTCTCATAAGGCGTTTAAGGTTGGTTTAATTCCAACTATCAGCACCAGTTTTGCGGTCAGGTGGTCCGGAGACCATTCTTGTCTCATAAGCAAGAGAGCCATGTTCGACTCATGGGTCCGCATCCAGTTTACCCGAGTGTAGCGCAGTCTGGTAGCGCATCTGCTTTGGGAGCAGAGGGTCGTTGGTTCGAATCCAGCCACTCGGACCAATATTCCGATCGTTGTGCCACCGAGGCGATTAATCGGAATTAAAACATCGTGAGTTATGTCACCTAGGAAGGACATAGTTTGCAACGGTGGAGAGTTTATGCGAGATTAGCTCAGTTGGGAGAGCGTCTGTTTTACACGCAGAATGTCGGCAGTTCGATCCTGTCATCTCGCACCATTAATGCCTCTGTAGTCCAACTGGAAGAGATGCCTGACTTAGAATCAGGAGGTTGTAAGTTCGAATCTTACCAGGGGCACCACTATAAATATGCTTGTTTGGTGTAGCTGCTGCGCACGTCCGTCTGAAGAACGGAAGGATCTAGTTGAATTCTAGGAACAGGCACCATGCCCTCGTAGCCCAATCGGCAGAGGCAGTTGACTCAAAATCAACCAAGTGTCAGTTCGAATCTGACCGAGGGCACCAGTTTGCTGGGGTAGTGTAGTGGTAGCACCCGAGGTTGTGGACCTTGGAGTCCAGGATCGATACCTGGTCCCAGTACCAAATTACGGGCGAGAGCAAGGATGCATCCTAGGTTATAGGGGTTCGATTCCCCCTCGTCCACCAATATGGGCCTTGACTGTTGTAAAGGATAACAGCAACCGAAAGGTTGGACAGGAGTTCGATTCTCCTAAGGTCCACCAGTTTATTCGGGGTTAGTTTAATGGTAGAACGTCGGTCTTTGGAACCGACTGTCTGGGTTCGAGTCCTAGACCCCGATCCAAATTTACTAAATAAAGTTTATTAACAATATTTACAGGTGAGTTATTATGGCAGACCAGATTTCTGAACTTAAAGAAGGTGAAGCAGTATTCTTTACATTTCCAAATAGCGGAGTAATGTTTCAAAGAGTTCCTAAAGATATTATGGATAAGATCAACGAAGTTGTTGATAACCATATTGATACTAACTTTGAGAATGCTGTAGAAGCAGGATACAAGCTAACAGCAAACATTAATCAAGAATGTGATATGACAGAAGCTCTTAATGAGACTCTACTTCCTTACATCAGTAAGCTGGCACTGAGTCATAATCATGCTTCTCACCCGCATCATATTAACGAAGTTACTGGTGTAATTCATCCAGAGAAGCATTTAAATTTTAGATTTAAAGATCTTTGGGCTAACTTCCAGAAGAAGCATGAGTTTCATCCGCATCATATTCATGGCGGCGTATACTCGTTTGTTATCTGGGTGCGTATGCCTTATAAAGCAGAAGATGAATTTGCAGTATTTCCCAAGGCAACTTTGAAGTGCGCTTCTTCTTTTGTTATGTATTACACAGATATTCTAGGACAGACTCGTAGTTTCCCTGTTCCTGCAGATAATAGTTATGAAGGTATTATTTGTTTGTTCCCATCAAAACTTGGGCATTCAGTGAACCCATTTTACACGTCAGATGATTATAGGGTCGGAGTTTCTGGCGATCTAGTTATTGATCCTCACTAAGGAGATTATTATGGAACATTTTTTTCAGAACGTTGAAGGCTGGTTTAATTACCCAGATATGTTTGCTCATGCCGTAAGCCAGTTACCTGATGATGCGCATGTTGTAGAGATTGGAACTTGGAAGGGCCAGAGCTCTGCATTCTTGGCTGTTGAACTTATTAATAGCGGTAAGAAGTTTAAGTTAGATTGTATCGATAATTTCACAGGTTCTCTTATTGAACCAGGACAGATGCTAGACAGAGACAATCAGGCTGGTCGTTTGTTGGAAGTATTCAATAATAATATGAAGCCAGTCGAAGGTTACTATACAGCAATCCAGTCAGATAGTGCAGCAGCTGCAGATTTATACGAAGACGAGAGTTTAGATTTTGTTTTTATCGACGCTTCTCACGATTATGAATCTTTTAAAAAGGATTTGTTTGCGTGGTTCCCAAAGGTTAAGGTAGGTGGTATTGTTTCTGGTCATGATTTCGCTGATGCTTATCCAGGTATTATGAAGGCTGTTCGGGATCATCTTGTCAATGAGAAGGTAGGAGTAACTCCTTCGACTTGTTGGTTCTGTACTAAACAGAATAAAGAACTTGCTAATCTGTCTAAATAAGGTATAATAATTCTATATTCCGGAGAATCCGAGCAAGGTGCATGGACGTGACTGTTAATCACTGGTTAGTGGGGTTCGATTCCCCAATCCGGAGCCAGTTTAGGTTGGTCGCTAAATAGACTCGTGCGGACCCACGGTTAGTCCGCTTCTTATGGAGAAAGTCATGAAGAAGATTGTAGCATTTCTAGCAGTTCTTGGAGTATTAGCGGCAACTCCTGCTAATGCTTGGTATCGTTACGGATATGGTTATGGCGGTTGGGGTTATGGCGCAGCAATCGGTGCTGGAGTATTAGGCGGTATCATTGGTGGAGCGATTGCTAACAGTCGACCATACTATGGTGGTTACTATGGGTATGGACCATATGCTCCTGGTGGATATTACGGTCCTCGATATTATGTTCCAGCTTATAACGTTTATCCTTATGGTTATTATGGGTGGTAAGATGAGAAAGATTCTTTTTGCTACAGCTTTTATTCTAGCTTCATCTTCTGCTTTTGCGCAGTATGTTGTGATGGGTCAGGGTCCAGTTACTGGTAACGTTTATGTAATGTCACCATATCAGGTTCCTGTTCCGATGGCTCCTCCTGTAGTGGTGCAGCAACCAGTTGTTGTCCAGAAACAGGTAGTTGTTCAGCCTCGTCCGGTTTGCACAACTTATCCAGATCCATGGGACACTCTTGGGTATATCTTTGGTGATCCTTTTATGATCACAACCTGCTACTGATATTTGCCGACTTAGTATAATGGCATTACAGTGGTTTCGTACTCCTCTGATAGCGGTTCGATTCCGTTAGTCGGCACCAAAAAAGAGTTTGACTATGGATAATAAGTATATTAGAATTATGTGGATGAAAGTTCTAGCATTCTTTCTTCTAATGATTACGATGGGTTTTATTCTTCAAGATTTATATACGTTTGGATAATTGCGGGTGTAGCTCAATGGTAGAGCCATAGTCTTCCAAACTAAAGACGAGGGTTCGATTCCCTTCGCCCGCTCCAAGTTATAGACTAGGTACAGCAAAAGAAACTTAATTGGTTCGATCCCAATCTTCCCCACCATTTATCCATTTATGGGGAAGTCCCGATGGCATCGGGTCTAGTCTGAAAGTTTTAGGATTGTTACTGCAAACAATAAAGGCAACAAACTTTGAACTTTGTCACGCCGACAAGACAATCCTGTTAACTTTGGGATCCGTTCAGCAATTTATACTCGCAAACTTTGAGTGAAAAGTGATCCCGTTAGTTTAGGTTCTTTACAGCAAACAACTAGTAGCTCAAAGGTAGAGCATCTGACTTTTAATCAGAAAGTAGTGGGTTCGATTCCCACCGTAAAATAAGAACCTGTTGCATTTTTATTGCTTGACTTTTAATAGAAGTATAGTATAATAGTAATATAGAGTTTTGGGATCAGTTCAGCAACTACTAGCTATGCATTGAAAAGCAAAAAGTTGATCCCGTTAGTTTAGGATGTTTTCAGCAAACTTTTTTCGACTTGTAATCGAGAGGTTGTTGGTTCGATTCCAACATTGGCCCCTGGGCCAATTAGCTCAATTGGTAGAGCTCTAAAAAATACATCCTGTTAGTTTTAGATTCAATTCCGCATAAACACTGTCTCCATAAACAAAGTGCCAAGATCAGACAGGTCTTGGCTTGAATCTGTAGAAAGGAAATATAAAATGTCTACTTTTGTTAATGCTGTGAAGAACCAGACTGCTCGTACTCAAAACGGCATGAAGGCTCTAAAGTCAACTGCTTCTCCGCTAGTTGATCTATACTCAAGCATCGGCGCATCTCGTGGTAAGAACATTATCCCTGCGTTCGTTGCTGCTTATGTAGAGAACAAGGATCTCGCAACTCGTATTGCTCTGTGGGCACGTGATGCTCGTGGTGGTGCTGGTGAGCGTAAGGTGTTCCGTGACATCTTTGAGTATCTTTGTGACAACGATCCTGCACTTGCTGCTCGTCTTGTTCACAAGGTTCCAGAACTTGGTCGTTGGGATGACCTTCTAACTGCTAAGGGCGATGTTCGTCAGGCTGCTTTTGAGTTCATCCGTGAGGGTCTCGAGAACCCAGCTACTGCTGGTCTTGTTGCTAAGTGGATGCCACGTAAGGGCGAACTAGCTGCAGAGCTACGTCAGTTCCTGGGTATGACTCCTAAGCAGTATCGTAAGACTTTGGTTAATTTGACCAACGTTGTTGAAACGCCAATGTGTGCAAACAAGTGGGATGAGATTGACTTTAACAAGGTTCCTTCTGTTGCTGCTTCTCGTTACAAGAAGGCATTCAACAAGCACTCGGTAAAGTTCAAGGAATACGTGCAGAAGCTCGTAAAGGGTGAAGCAGGTGTTAAGGTAAATGCTGGTGCTGTGTATCCTTATGATATCCTAAAGGGTATTGGTGCATATGGTTACACTAAAAGTTTCGATGAGACTGAATTGAACCACATCATCGCTCAGTGGAACGCTCTTCCTAACTATGTTGGTGATGCTAGCATTCTACCTCTGGTTGACGTGTCAGGTTCAATGACCGACTATGCTGGTGGTTTTAACTCAAAGAGCAAGACTACTTGTATGGATGTTGCCGTTTCTCTAGGTCTATACCTGGCAGAAAAGAACAAGGGTAAGTTCAAGGATACGTTCTTGACTTTCTCTGGTACGCCAGAACTACTGCACCTCGAGGGCAACATTGTCCAGAAGTGTCAGCAGATGGTGAGGTCAAAGTGGGCAATGAACACTGATCTACACAAGGCTCTTAACAAGATCCTTAATGTAGCAAAGGATGGTAATGTTCCTCAAGAGGAAATGCCTCAGATGCTTCTGATCCTTTCAGATATGCAGTTTGATCATTGCGTAACGCACGATGACTCTGCTATTGAAATGATCGCTCGTAAGTATGCTGATGCAGGTTACGACATGCCTAAGGTAGTGTTCTGGAATCTAAATGCTTCATTCGGTAACCAGCCAGTGAAGTTTGATACTAGTGGCGTTGCCATTGTGTCAGGATTCTCTCCTACTCTGATCAAGAACTTGACTCAGGTAGAGAAGTTCTCTCCAGAAGCAGTAATGCTTGACACTATCATGAATGAGCGTTATAATTACTAAATGATAGGAGGGGACCTTCCCCTCCTTTTTCGAGGTTGTAATGACTCGTGATCAAAAGTATATGGCTCTGACTCGTCGTCTGGCTGTAAACAATCCCATGAAAATGAAACTCGCTGCTTGCCTCGTTATTCGTAACGAGGTTATTTCTGTTGGGTTCAACTCTGAGAAGAGTCATCCGATGCAGAAAAGATTCGGTAAGAATTCTGAATCTATTTTTAAGCATGCAGAAGTCGACGCTATCTTAGGCGCACTAAGGCATATGGACAGCGATCTTTTAAAAAGATCCACTCTTTACGTGTTTCGAGTAAAGAAAAAGAATAAGGGGGATATGACTTGGGTGGATGGAATGGCTGAACCATGTTCAGGTTGCAAGAAAGCCATAGAGCATTTCGGGATCAGGAGGGTAGTTTATTCAACTGACTCCCCCGATCTACATGGTATTATAGAGAACCAGTAGAGAATATATCTAGAACTCTATTGACGTATTGGCCTCTATCTTTCTGAAAAACTTGTGGACCCTCGTGGTCCACAGATATTATTACAACTATCTGTGGTATCTTTATCTTGTAGATCTGTTCAAACATCATAGAATATACTGTTGTCTGGAGGAAATAGGACTCGATCCATTCCTCCTTTTTCAGTTTCTTAGACGTCTTGAAGTCAATTACTGAAGGAATACCATTATACTCTGCTATCAGATCGCATCTTCCAGCCGTTCTTAATGCTCTAGAGTATAATGGCGTTTCTACGCCCAGAATGTTGTCTACATTATGATCAAGAACAGATTTAATACTGATAAAAGAGTCTACGCTAGAAGGAACAGCATTCCCCAGGTAGTTCTCCTTATTCAACACATAATTCTCGCAGAGAGTGTGAACAGCTGTTCCTCTTCTAGCTGCCTGAGTAGATATCTTTTGAGCTTCCTCTTCTCCTACTCTTTGTCTCCACTCCATGAGAGCCGTTTTATCTAAGGCGTCTGATAAAACAGAAGTTACCGAACGAAATTTGTCTCCGTTCGGTAACACATAATATCTACTACCATCGATGTTTTCTGTGGTTATATCAATCTCCTGAACGAGATTGTGTTTAAATACTTTTCTCACTACTACACAGTTATCCTCATTTTATCCTTTAGAATTATATATTCTTTAACTAGAGCGGATCTTACGATATCCGCTGCTTCGAATTCTATTAGGTTGAAAGACTTCATACTACGAACAACTCGCATGAAGTCAGTTAACCCATTTCTTTCATGTTCTCTTGTAAAGTCGCTCTGACGGAAGTCTCCGCAGAATATAACTTTACAGTTATAACCCACTCTAGTAATAACAGAATCAAGTTCATGTAACGTCGCATTCTGCATTTCGTCTACGATGACAATGCAATTGTTAAGAGTAATACCACGAATGAAAGATGTAGACATAAACTCAACAAGACCCTTATTCTTAAGGTAGTCGTATGCGTCTCCTCTTCCAAACAATTCTGAACATATTGCGTAATAAGGTGCTTCATATACCTTAGTCTTTTCTTTAGAGTTTCCTGGAAGAAATCCCATGTCTCTCGTGGGAACTACTGATCTAACAATAACAATCTTTTTGTAAGAACTGTCCGGATTAGTTAGTATCTGTTTCAACGAAAGATACATCGCCATAAAGGATTTACCTGTTCCGGCGATGCCATGTAACATCAAATTCTTATCATTATCAAATGCATTAAAAGTATGTCTTTGATTTTGAGTTAATGGATCAAAATGTTTTAAATTAAAATTCAGTTTCTCTTGATAATTTTCTGATTGTTTTCCTTGTTGGCGAAGAAGTCTTTTTTCTCTACGTGTTAGTCTTTTTACTGTTTCTTCTTCCATTTTACCTCTAAAATGTGTTGATGGTGCTCCTTGATATGCCTTTTTGATTGCCCTTCTTCATATGTTTAAGCAGATCACGGAAACCCTGATCAGGTTTACCCATGCCTCTGCCAGAATGGATCATTGGCGCACCATTTACGAGTTGAGTTATGTGTGGGTTTTCTTGTAGATATGCATCAAGTTCAGATATTGACATAAAGTTTTCATACTCTTCGCCAGTTTCATTATTTCGAAATAAATAAGTTGGGCACATATTAAGAATCCTTAAACATCTTATATATCTTATCATCGTATATAGGTATACATCTCCTTGAAGGTGGTTTCTCCGGTTTTTTCCAGATGTCTTCCACGGGTTCCTCCCAGATTGTATCTTCTGTAGGACGTGTTTTCTTTACTGGTTCTGGATTTGTATAACAAGTATTTGCTTCATTATTCTGAGTTGTTGAGCGATCTGGAGTAACTTTCATGAAAACAAGATTTAAATGATCTTGAATTATATTCCATTGTTCTTGTGTTGGCGCTACTCCACCATTTATTTCAGAAAATCCCTGTAACCAATAACAAAACTGTAAAGGGTCCATATTACCTCCAAGTATCTTCTGATACATCGTCAATAAAGTCCTGATCTTCATCTTCGATTAATGCTGAGATATCTTTAGTTCTCAAAGCACGTTCAACACGCTTTGCCTTACGCTTGTTTTCCCTCTCGCGAGGATCATCACGATACTCTTCGTGATCTGAATAATCATTCTTCTTAAACTTCTTTAGTGCTGACTTGCTCATTCTGCGATTAACCCTGGTAGTCCTTCCTTGACGTGCTGTAATGTAATGCCATTAAATGGCATCTTCTTATCCTTAATAGCGCATAGTAGTTTAGCGTCTTCAGGATCTACTCTTTCGAGTAACTCTACGAACATGGTTTCTCTTTTTGTCTGATTGAGATTATCATGGAAACCCTTAATGAAATATCTTAGTTTCTCACATTCTTTTAATAGAACGTGCTGTTGATCTACTAATTCGTTTGGCTTATATGGCGGTTCTCCTGGCGGAAGTAACCATACTACACTAGGATCAAACGCTCCCTGTAGAATAATACGAAGTTGAATGCTATCATTGTGCTTTAGAGCATCAATCTTCTCTTGTGTTTTCTTTAACTTTGCAACTTTTTGCAAAAATTCTGACATACCAATGACCATTATGATCTCCTAAAATTCACTCAAATGTTCAGTTAGATTTTTGAGTTTGTTAACTATAAAATAATTTAGTAGTTTGCTACGATCACGATCCTTTTGAGCTTCGAATTGCTCCATAACTTTTTCACGAATAGTTTCAGGAGTAAAACTTAGATCAATAAGTTGAACATTACGAGAATAATTTCGGGCCAAAGAGGTATCCATTTCCTCTAGATCAGTGCCCATGATCTTTTCCATTTTCTTTGCTGTCAGGGGTCTTTGTCTATCACCCACAACAAAAACATTGTCAGGAGAAAGAACGTTAGGAACACCATCTCCGGCATCTCCCTTTAGAATGTGCTCATGCAAGTATCTCTCTGGATCATCATGCTTGATCCATTTCTTACGAGTAGGGTCGTATTGGGAAACATTAGAATAAACATGCAGCTGAATAAAATCTTTATCTCCTGAGAGAATCAATATCTTCTCACCAGTATTTAGTTCAGAACCGAATTTAGTAACTAGAGTTGCAATAATGTCATCAGCTTCAGCTGACTCGACATCAATAACTCGATAAGGAAAATACTCCTTTAACTCCGCACGAATCTTGTTAAGACATTCGAACAGAGCTTTCCAATCGAGTTCAGAGTTTTCAATATTCTTTTTACGGTTTGCTTTATAATAAGGAAACACCTGCTTGCGCCAATAGTTTGTATTATCGCAAGCAATAACCATCTCACCATACTCATCTCCGAACTTGACCTTATATGAACGGAGAGAATTAAGAATCATATGGCGAACCATATTTTCTTCTAGCTGCGCATTAGTGTGATTGCCCAACTGCATAAGCAGATTGGATAACATAACCTGATTCAAGTCAACAATAATCACAAATCACCTATTCGGTTTCAGTTTCTCTTAAGTCTATTGCTATTTCGTCTACTATTCTGAAAGCACCCTCTTCGTCTCCTTCTTTGGGCTCAAAGATGCTTTCAGCTATCTTCTGAAAAGGATGATGAATGTCATAATATTTACACATATATGACCTCAATGCTTCGATTATAAAAGCACCATCCTTAACATCGTTATCTTCTTCGTCTTCGTCATCTAAACCAAATCCCGCTATATCTAACTGATTGAATATGATAGGTGCAAGATTCAGTATAGTTTCTTGAATGTGATAATGTTTCATCATTTCGACATTCTGTTGAATATTCTCGACAGTTCTGTTGTCTTTCGAAATCTTAACATTGGCTTTAGGGAAAGCTATCACATTATTTGACAAATTATTATACCTTTATTCTATTAAAGAGTCAATAATATTTAGTCACGGATGATGATAGACAATATTCGAGCCGTTTCCTGTAAATTCGAAATCATAAACTTTACACGCTGTGTATTTTGTCACTTCCCAAGCTACTCCTTCTTTATCTTTCTGTGGAACATAGAAGATAAAGAATCCACCACCACCAGCACCTAAGAGTTTTCCTCCTAGAGCTCCAGCATCTATGGCTTTTTCATATACCGCATCGAAATAATCTTGAGTGATATCTTCACAGATATTCTTTTTATCTAACCAGGACTTGTGTAGTAGTTCGCCAAACTCATCGACTTTACCTTCGAGTAGAAGATCTCTGCCTTCATATGCCTTATCTCTGGCTCTTTGAACGATCTTAAACTTGTCTATGTTAGACATTGCTTTCTGCTGTTTCTGTAGAATATTATTAGCATCTCTACCTCTACCAGAATACACAAGCAATAGATTATCCTGTAGCTTTTGAATATTTTTATTATTCAATGTAATAGAATCTGCAGAAACAGAACCATTGGTATGAAACTTGAATAGATTGAAACCACCATAGGCAGCAGCATATTGATCCTGTTTACCAACAGGGTATCCACACTTAACCATTTCAATCTGACAAGCGATGTCTGCAATATGAGAACCAGAAACGCTTTCTTTGTTTAAAGCAGACATAGCCTTTACTAGTCCTACTGTAAAAGCAGAAGAACTACCAAGTCCTGAACCTTTAGAAACAATGTCACTAATAGAAGCAACAGTTATTTCTTTATTAACGTTATACAGTTTTAATGTTTCTCTAGTAATAGCATGACGCATCTGTTCTAGATCATGCAGTTCTTCTACGTCATCATACATAACCTTAACTCCCATGTTGGGAACTTGATGAGCGATGACGTGAATATACTTGTTAATTGTAACAGATAGAGAAGCGCCATCCTCCTTTTCATAGAAGGATGGAAGATCACTACCTCCACTAAAGAAACATACTCGTAGTGGCGTTCTTGTTATTATCATTAGATTGTCCTATAGACAAACATTTCTGATGGAATGCCTCTAGACTCAACGTTTGGGTAACGCCACATAAGATCTTTAAGCATTATATCCCACTTGTTAGCAATGAGATTAATATTATAACGAGCATCAACATATGCCTTATTAAAATTAATCATGCCCTTTTCTTTATTATCCCTGACCATATTAATAGCTGGTAGCAAATGATTAGCAAATCCAACAGCATGATGGTTCTTGTCATCCATATCTGCATGATACATGACATTCAACCCACCAGAAGTTTCTGGTAGAGCGCCCATGTTATTATGAACACATACTAAACCAGCAGACATCGCTTCAATAAGCGCACGACAACTTGTCTCAATCCATGTTGATGGATACGCAAAGATATGTGACTTATTCAGATGTTCTAGAACTGTTTCGTGTGGTTGAAAACCATGATACGTCATCTGTGGATGGTTGCGAATGCGATCATACAATGGTTCAAACTGTTGATCTGCATCTTCCCAACCATAAATTTTAAATGAAGAGAATACATCTAGATGAATATCTGGATTATCTTTTGAGATCTGTTCAAATACACTAACTAGAATATCTAGACCACGCTGTGGTGTTGAAGTATAAACCAAACGAATCTTATCCTTTGGCTTTTCTAAACAACTTTCTGGAGCAGGATAGATTCCTGTTTCTAGAACTACTGACTGAGGATTAGCATGTAATCCATGAATCAACTGATAACGCTGATACTGCCAGTTGGAAATAAAAACAAATTTGTGAAACTTATTACGCCAATTCGAATCTCTGAACTTTGCAGACTCTGGATCTTCAGGAAGATCATGGGCAAAAAGAACTCTGATCTTTTCTGATTGAAGATCTCTTGGACGAGAAGAGATAATCTGAAAGTTAGATAGAAGTTCTGGATCAATTAGTTTAGACAGTGATCTCTTGGCAATCTCAGTACCACCATTAGCATTCTTTGAAATTTCATTTTCTTCAAACATGTTATATCCTCAATTAATTTTGTAGCCACTTTTTACAGCATCGTTGTAAAACATCTGAACTGTCTCTTTCGAGAACTGAGTTAAATCTTTATTTGCTAGATTAAGTTTGTTAATCTGATCATGAAGCATGGTAATAATATGACAACCAGCTAACTCTGCCATATACAGGTGATATATTTCTCTACATGATGCCCAGAGAAACTTAATTTTATCAAACTCTGCTGGTTTATCCATAGCTTCACCGATACACTGTTTAGTCCATGTAACTGGATCACGAAGCGTGTCAGCAATACGGCCAGAGAAAATAGAAATAATAACTGGAACGTTAGGATTAGTAATAGAATCTAAAATTTCACGAGTCTGGCTAGCAGTAAAGACAGCAGTAACATTTACCTTTACGCCTTCGTGATTCAATCTTTTAATAAGATCATAACTAGGAACACCTTTAGTATTTGTAACAGGGATCTTTACAAATACATCATATTTATAATGTTCTCCCCAAGAAGCAATTTTCTTCGCTTGAATATACATTTCTTCATGATCGTCTGCAAATACTTCTAGTGAAATATTAGTACCTGGTCTGAGTACAGATAATTTTTCAATAATAATCTTAGCAAACCCTTCATAATCAGTAATACCAGCTTGCTTCATTAATGTTGGATTGGTTGTAAATCCAGTAACTCTAGGATTTTCTGCCGCCTTTAGAATACCGTCTAAATCAGCACCATCAGCATAAACTTCAATCATTCTCCACCTATATTCTGTTCAATTATTGTTGCTGCTTCTAGAAGATCTTTCGCATAATAATCCGGTAGGATATGCATATGTTTCTCCGGAGCAGAATATATATCACCAAGGTATATAGTTTTTACGCCAGCCTTATGACCAGCCACAACGTCTTTCCAACTATCGCCAATCATCCAACTACGTTCAGTAGTTACATTCCATTCTTTAGTAATCTTATTTAACATACCAGGGTTTGGTTTATATTCTGGTGTGTTACGTGTTCTAGCTGCTTGAATCGTGTCTACTTTCAGTCTATTCTTTATATAGCTATGAATAGCATCCATAGTTTCTTCTGTGGTATAACCATCATCAACATCTGGTTGATTAGTTACAACGTGTAAAGAATATCCTAGGCTGCGAAACTTTTTGATAGCATCTTCTACACCATCAATTAGTTCAAACTCTGCATAATACCAGGGACAAACATGTTTGGGATCTTCTCTACCATGAACTAGTTTGTTGATCGTACCATCGCGATCTAGAAAAATAGCCTTTACCATTTTGTTGCATTCTTCTGTAGTGCAGGGTCAGAAACTAGGCAATGCCAGACAACTCCCTGGAATGCTTCTGAATGAGGAGTGACACGGGAGTTATCAACACAAGGAACAACGACAACACAGTTGCCCATCTTTGCTGCATAACCATCGCCCTTACCAACAATACCTAATACTTGAGCGCCAACTGAATCAGCAAGATCAATAGCCTTTACAAGACCAACAGATACATTCTTTTCTTTATTACCACCACCGACGGATAGAACAAAGATAGCGTCTTTGATATTAAACTTACTTACTCTGAGATATTCTTCGAAGATTGTGTCGAATCCCTCATCATTAGTTCGTGCTGTGAGTTCTGGAACATTGTCAGTGGGACAATATGCCTCGATACCACATAACTTTCTAAGGTCGTTAACCATATGGGAAGCGTTACCAGCAGAACCACCAACACCAAGAACAAATACACGACCACCACTTTCACGAACTTTCGCAAGAAGCTGCGCCATAATTTGAACTTTGACTGTATCAATACTTTGAGCAATCGTTACTACTTCCTTAAAATAATTATCAGCGTGACTCATTTTCAATCCTTTTTCTCAGTTCGCTAGAAGAATAATTATGTATTCTATCAATATATATTATTTCTATTCCACGCA